CTCAAGAGGTAACAGCATGAGCGAGACCAACATGAGCCCATACATTCAAGGATTCAACGCAGGGGTTGACTGCGTCCTGACCGAAATCAAACGACTTGAGGAAACGGGCTCTATGAGCCTCGATCAACTACTTAAGCACCTTGACCCTCAACGCGACCAGAAAACGGCTCAAACGCCCGATAAAGGGGCTTCTTGATGCTGTCTGTGATCAAGAGCATACGGGTTACGCTTCGCGGAATACCTGATGGCATGACCCTAGAGGATCTGTCTGAGTTGCTAAACAGACCAAAGAGCAACGTCAGGAAGGTATTGAAAGCCATGCCTGACGTGTACATTGACAGGTGGGAAGTAGCTCCCAGAGGGCAGTACAAAGCCGTCTGGTGTGCTTGCATCCCTCCAACCGATTGCCCAAAACCAGAGGGAAGAAACAATGGATGATGACGATATTCAGGAATACGTTCGCCCTTGGAAGAGGTTGACGGACGAAGAGATTCAGAAGGCGCTAGGCGTAACTGCTGAGAGCTCCAACTGGAATATGATCATGGTGCTCGAGTGGGCAAAGAAGATCGAAACCGCCCTGTTGGAGAAAAACTCATGAGCGAAGCAGAGCTAAACATTTGGGAGAGGGCGCTGGGCTGGCGCAAAAGGCAGATGATCGAACGCCAGCTCGACCCCATCACAAACAAGATTAGGAACGACACCTTGGAAGAGGTAGCGCTCGAGTTCGACAAGATGCGCAATGGTGGAGATACAACACAAAGCTTCGCCGCATTTGTACGAGGACTCAAGAAATGATCAAGTACGAAGGCTATGACGAAGCAATCATTGGCCCTGCCATGATCTGGCGTGACCGCCAACAGGTTCAGGTGCTGGTGTACGACGCCGAAAAGATAAGAGAAATACTCATGAAGGATGGCATAAGCTCTGACGAAGCCAGAGAGTTCATCGAGTTCAACATCGAGGGTGGCTACTTAGGGCTACAGACTCCCGTACTCGCATGGTCTCAAGACTTTTGGGACGAAGAATGACTGAGCAGGAAACGATTGCAGAGCTACAGCTCAAGGTGCAGGAGCTCGAGTCAAAACTGAAACACGCCACAGTAAAAGCCGCAAACCTAGAGAAACAAAACAAAGAATTCAAGCTAACTATCAAGGACATGGATAGAAGGATCATGAGGGGATTGAAGGACTGATTGCACACAAACGAAAAGATCCGTTAAACTTTGCGTTAAAGGAGCTCAGTGATGGCAAAGAAACCAAAAGATCTTTCCAGCGACACAGTCGCCGATGTGACAGGTAAGCCGCAAACAAAAGAAGTGACAACAACAAGAGGGAACACTTACACAGAACACATGGGTAACCTCATCTGCATACGCTTAGCAGAAGGGGAGAGCCTGAACAAAATCTGTAAAGATGAAGGTATGCCAGATAAGGCAACTGTGTTCCGTTGGTTGGGTGCTGAAGCAAGCTTCTGCGACAAATACGCACGTGCGCGTGAACTTCAGGCTGAGACGCAGTTCGATGAATTGATCGACATTGTTGACCAACCGCCAGAGCTGAGCTACGTGACTGGCAAGAACGGTGAGCAGATCGAGGTCAAGTTCGACTCCTCCTACGTGGCATGGATGAAGCTTCGGGTCGACACACGCAAATGGACAGCCGCTCGTATGGCGCCTAAGAAGTACGCTGAGTACAGAGCGCCAGAGGAGAAGGTGGACTCAATGATCGTTGACGGCGAGATCAAGACGGTCATGGACGTGGCGATCAAGCGCCTTGAGCTGATCAGGATCGCTGAATGAGCGAGGTCATAGAGCAGGACGTTCTGGACATCCTTGCTGACCCACAGATTAGGAAGAGCTTGGGCCCCTACCACGCGATGGCATACGCCAGACGCGCTAAGTGGCTCTCAGGCGCCTTCAATCACCAGAAGCTACCCCAAGGTACGTATTGGTCTATCTGGCTCATGCTCGCAGGCCGTGGCGCTGGTAAAACTAGAACTGCCGCGGAGCAACTTTGGTGGTGGGCATGGGAGAACCCAAACACCCGCTGGCTGGTCTCCGCTCCTACGTCTATGGACGTCCGCGGTACATGCTTCGAGGGTGAGTCAGGACTCATGGCTGTGATCCCTGAGATCCTGATCAAAGACTACAACAAAGCCCTGCATGAGATTGTGCTGATCAACGGGAGCCTGATCAAGGGTATCAGCGCCAGCGAGCCTGATCGTTTCCGTGGTGGTCAGTACCATGGTGCATGGCTGGATGAGCTGGCGGCTTGGGACTACCTCGACGAAGCTTGGTACAACATACAGTTTGCTGTCCGACTCAAGAAGGCTGACGGCAGAACACAGATCATTGCCACGACTACCCCACGTCCCAAAGACCTGATCGTAGAGCTTGTAGGGCGTGAAGGAGACGACGTAGCCCTGACGACGGCATCTACCTACGTCAATCTAGCTAACCTCGCCCCAAGCTTCCAAAAGCAGATCCTCAGCTATGAAGGAACCACCATAGGGCGTCAGGAGATCCACGCAGAGCTGATAGACCCAGAAGAGTCAGGTATCGTTAAGCGCGACATGTTCAAGCTGTGGGCGCCAAACAAGCCGTTCCCCAAGTTCGAGTACATCATCCAGTCATACGACTGCGCAACCTCAGAGAAGACTGCCAACGATCCGACAGCCGCCATCACGTTCGGTGTGTTCAAGCCCCTCGATGGCCCCATGTCCGCGATGGTGATCGACTGTTGGCAGGACAGGCTCCAGTACCCAGACCTGCGTCCCAAGGTGATCGAGGAGTACGACGTGGTGTACGGTGAGGGTAAGGACAAGAAGCGCGTTGACCTGATCCTTGTGGAGGACAAGTCCGCTGGCATAAGCTTGATCCAAGACTTGCAACGTGGGCACTTGCCTGTGAGGGCGTACAACCCCGGTCGCGCTGACAAGCTCCAACGCTTAAACATCGTGTCCAACATCATCGCCGCTGGGCGTGTCTGGATCCCTGAGAGCAGTGTCAGGAAGGGCTACGTCAAGGACTGGGCTGAAGGTATGGTCAGCCAGATATGTAGCTTCCCTGACTCGACGCATGACGACTTCGTGGACGCCTGCACCCAAGGCTTGCGGTTCCTACGTGATGCTGGGTGGCTGGACATCGACGGCGCCCCAAGGGACGACTATGATGAGGACGACTATGCTGACAGTGGTATGGCTAAGAAGCGCGAGAACCCGTATTCAGCATGATGGACGAACGCCAACACCCAAGGTATCATTGGGCTTACAGCAACTCAGCGGGATAAGCCATGGCTGACGAAAACACACCAGCGTTCTACCCACGAGTTGGGAACATCAAGGCGAAGAACTTCAAGCCTGCTAAGCCGATGCCGTTCATTGATGACCCAAGAGCGATGGAGTTGCCACAGTTTGGCGAGGACAGCGACCAGTTCGGCAGGGTGGATGTAGGCGTCCCAAGCCAACAAAACTTAGAGCTGGGCAGGCGCATGGTTGAGCGTGAAAACCAGCTCAGGCGCCAGCGAGAGGCTGACAGATCCCCATTAGAGAAGCTGGCTGGTGGCGTAGAGGCTGGCAGGTTCCTTGGCTCAGCATTAACGCAGGGCATCAACTCGATCCCTACACGACTGTTCAAAGGTGACGAGGCGGCTGACAAGTTCATGGAAGAGCGCCTGTACAAGCCTACACAGCCCTTGGCGTATGAGTACGCTGGTGACATTGGCGACTTCCTCGAGAAGCTTGAGACGCAGTACAAGATCCCACCCATCTTGCCAGAGGCGGTGGCTTTGCAGTACTTGACAGGCCCAGCCACGTCCCAAGCCGCAAGAGCGGCAGGCAAGGGTGCAGTGAAGGCTGGTATGGCGCTAGAGCGCCGTATGGAGCCAGTCGTTAAAGGAGCCTTAGAGCGCGGCGGTCTACCTCGTGAGATGGCTTTGGGTATGGGCGCTAACACGCAGTCCAACGTGATCAAGCCCAAAGGCGGCAATTGGATTGGTGGTGATGTTGAGAAGGTTCTTGATCCTTTAATTGCTAAAGGCGTAATTGCCAACAAAGAAATACCATACGGCCCTGAGTTTGATGCCGCAATTATCCAGCGTATTGCAGATCTTAAAGAAACCGCCAGTTTGCCGGGCTACAAGGGTGGCGCAGGACGAGTAGCAAAGTTGCTTGAAGAAGATTTGCAGGACGCAGTAAGCAATCAAAACAGAGCAAAAGATGCCGCCATAAATAAGTGGGTTCAAAGCAACTTGACCAACTACGTCAAGAAGGATATGGGTACACCAGATGACCCAGTCCGCAAGCTGGCAGAGCAAGACATCAGCCATTTACCCCAAGACTTGCAAAACATTGAGATGACTTGGACACCTGAAGAGTTGGCTCAAACACGCAAGCGTTTTGGATTTCCAGAAGAAGAGACCGCAACAAATCCAACAGCCAAGATGTGGGAGCAGATGGCTGACGAAATGATTGCTCCAAGCAGAGCTACAGAATTTGGGGAAAAAGCAAGACAGCAAAACCCTTGGCTTGAAAAACTAAACCCCTATGACACAGTTTACGAAACAATGCGTGGGATGCCTCAAGCTCTTAAATTTGACCACATTATTGACGTACTACGTGAAGATCTAACCGCTGGTCGCATCCGCCCTGAGCAACTGAACAAGGTCAGCATGGAGCAGGCAGTACGCCGCACCTTTGAGTATGACCAAGAGATGGCGAGGAAGATGGCGGCGGATCGCATGACCTCTCGTGCTGAGTTACCTGTTTACAAAGAATACCCAGAAGGACTGAAGTGGGTGGAGCTGAACCGCCCCGGCGACTTTGCCGCTGAGTCAAAAGCCATGGGTCACTCTGTCAAAGGCTACGAGCCACCACAAAACAGTCCAGATTGGACTGAGAGTTCAGGTGACAGCGGTAGTTCTAGCTATGGTTTGGGCGGATGGGATGCCATCAAAAGCGGTCAAGCCAAGGTTTACTCTTTGGTTGATGCCAAGGGTGAGCCACATGTAACCATCGAAGTCGGCAAAGGCAAGCATCCAATTGGATTTACTGGCGATGGTAACAACTTTCCTTATGGGTTGAGATACGGCGAATACGATGACAACTACGCAAAAATACCTGAAGAAAAACAATTAGAAATTTACAATTTAGGTAAGAAACTATATTTTGAAAACCCAAATGCTTATGCCGAAAATCGGATATTGACAGGAGAGCAAGCCCCTAACCTAATGGACGTTTTTCAAAAAGCGGCGGATATGTTGCTTGGCGAAAGACCCGGCTACGTCAGGCAGATCAAAGGCAAAGGTAACGCCCGTCCAATCAGTAAGTACGATCCATACACGCAAGACTTTGTGAAGAGGGGCGGTTGGTCTGATGTTCGTGACTTGCAGAACACAGGGCTATTCAATGTTGACGGTAGATACTTTACTGAACCAGAGCTTATTGAGGTTACTAAAAAGTATGGTCGCATGGGTGTTATGAATACGCCTTGGGACGTTGCAAGACAAAACCACATCCACGCAGGAATATCAGAAGAGGAAGCTTTGCTTAATTGGGTTGAAGCGTTCAAAGAAGGTAGGGGTCGGCTTGAAATACCACGTGACGTGCCGCCAGCAGGCATGAAGGCAGGTGGCAAGGTCTCCATCTCCAACAACCCTGACACCATGATGCTGGCTGTTAACAACCAAAAGATGAAGAACGGTGAGCCTGCTTATGCAGGTGGTAAGTTGATCATCGGTAACGCTTTGAAGGCGGCTAGACCTGCTATGTCTGATGCTGATCGAGCCTTACCATTACGCTTGACTCGTGCCATGCCTAAGTCTAAGGACGAAATCAACGCCCATGCTGAGCGCGTAGCTCGTCAGATGATGGGTGAGCACGTCACAAGCGGTAAGGCTGGCGACACCAAGAACCTTGCAGGCAGATCCATGAAGGAAAGCCAGCGCGTCAAAGCTCTTGAGTACGAGCTGGAGCCAACTAAGGTGGTGCCAGAGTCTCAGGTATATCAGCCACGCATCGGTGACATGAACGTAGCATTAGGTGGTGACTTCACCGTGTCCGACGTTAATCTTAAGAGCCTGATGGGCGAAGAGGTAAACTCCAAGCAAGAAGGTGGATCACGCTACGGCTTGGGTCACATGAAAGCTAAGACACCGCTGTTCTACGCCTCTAACGAAGTCCCAGCCCAAGCGGTTCAAAACAAGGTTACCGACCTGTATGAGTTGTTTCAGCCTGAGCGCGTGATGGGTCAGCACATGGCAATGGGCCCCATCGCTACAAACTTTGCTCAACACTTTGCTGATGCTAATCTGCGCTACACAGACTACAGCAAGCTCACGCCTGAGAACATGATGATGTTCGACCAACTCATGGCTAAAGGTTATGAGATAACAAAGAAGAACCCAAAGACTGGCGAAGTAACTACCAAGGTTGTGGACTTCCCGAAGTGGCCCGGCATCGCCAATCCCCAAGCGGCATACGAAGCCATGCGCAAGAACTCAGAGATGCGCAAGTTCTACAACAGGGTTATGCAAACGCCTAGCATCACAGAACCCTTGGGTTTACCTAATGGGCTTGATGTTCGATACGCCATTACCAGCCCAGACCTTCGCGACATGGAAGTGAACCTAACAGGGCACGGCGTTGGTGAGTTGGTTCCGTATGCAAACTTGACTGATACGGCACGACACAAGACGTACAGCAAGGGAATTCCGGGCATGTACGAGGGACACCAAGAGGTGCTCACGCCGTTTGCTATCTCCTTCCCTGATGCCGCTCAGCACATCATTTCAACCCAGCGCCCACAGGACTTCACTGGCACGATCCAAAAGGTGTTCCCACACCAACGTGTTGACCAACAGTTCATCGACGAGATGGAGCAGTACCGCAGGCGCATTAAGGAGCTGACAGGCAAGAAGAAGGGTGGAGCCGTCAACAAAGCCGAAGGCGGATACCTTAAGAAGCCAGCCGCTTACATCAACGGCGACGAGTTCGTGAACGCCGCTAAGAAGTACGGCATCAAGGACAGCATGAACAACCTGAACATGATCGTTAACCTTGTCAACAAGGGCTTGTCAGTAGATGATGCGGCACGTCAAGTCGCTGACAGTGGTATGCACAAAGCCGCTGGTGGCGCTATCAGTGGTGACGACCTTATCTTAGAAGAGAGACCGCTATGAAGCTGATAGGAGCACTCAAAGCCGCCAAGAGGACGGCGCCCTTCTACTCCGCTGTGGATGAAGCGCTTGCCGCCATTAAGAGACCCAAGGGTACAGGCGCTGAGTTCTACACAGAGCTGACCAAGCAGGCAGGCGTTAAGAAGGCTGAGCTGGCTGACCGTAAGCTTGAGCAGGCATTTAAAGCCAAGGGCAAGATGACCAAGGAAGAGGCTCAGAACATCCTTGCACGAAACCCACCACCCAAGCTTCAAGAGCGTGTGCTCGAGGATCTTAGCGACACACAGCGTCAAGAGATCATTGACGACAACATGATGCGCTACGGCTATGACTTGTACGACGACGTCCCAAGGGAGCGGATGCGTCAATGGGAAAACGAAATTGAAGGGGATGCCGTCAAGTATGGCGACTATCAAACCCCCGGCGGTGAGAACTACCGTGAGATCCTGCTTAAGTTGCCTCAAGAATCAGAAAAAATTGCAAAAGCAGACAAGAAATTAAAATTATTTGAAACCGCATACGAACGAGATCCAACTCAGCAAAACTATGCGCAGATGAAAATGGCTGAGCTTGAGCTTGATGTTGCTAAAAAAACCTCAACAAATTACAAATCACAGCATTGGGATGATCCCAACGTCTTAGCTCATATACGTGTTCAAGATCGAAAAGGCGCTAACGGCGAAAAGATCTTGCACGTAGAAGAGATTCAGTCTGACTGGCATCAAGCTGGACGCCAAAAAGGTTACGGGCCAAAACTTGAAGAGCAATATAGAGCTTATTACACAACGCCAGACGGACAACAAGTTGACATAGGTTTTGGCAAAACACCAGAGGAACTTGAGCGGATGACTCAAGCGTCTGGATGGAACACAATGCCTGTAAAAATTGAAACAGAAAAAACTGTTAGACAAATAGGAGAAGGCGTACCTGACGCACCGTTTAAAAAGAACTGGCACGAGCTGGCTATGAAGCGCCTGCTTAACTACGCCGCTGATAATGGCTACGACAGCATCGCCATCACCCCCGGTGCAGAGCAGGCCAAGCGCTTTGACCTAAGCAAACAGATCAGTCGCGTTGTCTATAGCCCAGATACAGAGATGTTGAATGCGTTTGACCACAACAATCAAAGTGTTGTCATGCGCAGTGGTGTTAAGCCTGACCAAGTTGCAGATTACATTGGCAAAGATCCAGCACAACGCCTTTTTGACGAGCAAAACACCAAAGTAAATTTCAAAGGCGGAAAAGATGTTCCGTATCAGGAAATCTCTGGCCTTGATCTCCAAGTCGGCGGCGAGGGCATGAAGGGCTTCTACGACAAGATGCTTCCTGACTACCTAAACAACTACGGCAAGTCCTACGGCGCTCAAGTTCAGATGAACAGCGTTCCTGTATCTATTAGAGACCCTAAAAGCACAGGTTGGGATGGCGGACAAGGCGATCACCCATTTATGACCAGCCAAGATTTAAATGAGCCATTTGATGGAATGGTAGAGCTGATGAGGCGCAATCCAGAAACTGGTGAGCATGATTTAGTTGGCAGAATGTTGAGGGCTGACTCTGAACGACGCATTGCACAAGAACTTCAAAAGTTGGATACGGTCAACCAGATTAAACTTCACAACTTCCCCATCACACCAGAGATGCGTGAGTCCATCAAGCAGAAGGGCTTACCTCTGTACCAACAGGTTGGCATCCCAACTGCTGGCGCTGGTGCCGCTTCACAGATGCTTGAGCCTGAAGAAGAAGCAGGCTTAGCTACTGGTGGCGTTGTCAAGTCAGCCATCAAGCAGGCACAACTCGCCAAGCTGGCTAAGATGCGTGAAGAGATGGCGCCTAGAGCTGAGGCTGTTAAAGCTTTGATCGCTAGGGATCAAAACAGATACCTTGCCGACGTTGTCCCTAACTCACTGACCAACGCCGAGATTGAGTCTGAGATCAAGCGCATGGCGGCTAAAGCTCCAATGTTCATGAAGCCTAGCGCATTGACTGAGCTTAGGAAGATC